GTAATCCGGTTAGCGTTTAGTACACCACCCGTGTCCATCTGCTTGATCTTGGTCAGGAAGTCCACCTTTTGAGCGATGTACTCCTTATCAAGGTTCATCACGTCAAAGCGTACGTTGATATCAAACTCGTTATGGATTTCCGACAGATTCTGTGGGAGCTGCCCGCCAGTGATGCGGAAAATCTCCTCTGCCGGCATGTACTGGCAGCACAGTGAAAACATCTGCCGAAACACGGAACGCCAGGACAGAAGCCACGAGTTAACCAGTGCCTGCTGAAGCATCTGGGTGGTCATTGGCATTACGTTAGGATTACCCGTCCCAAAGTACGCGGCATGTTGCTGTTCAACCCGCTTAATCAGGTTGAACGCCACACCAGGCTCGCGAGCCGGTGGGTCCATGAACGTGTAGTCGTTCTGGCTGGTAACCGGCAACTGCACGCCGGGGCCGACCTTGTTCATCCCACCAATGCGCTTGATGACCTTGATCGGAGGCAGCGTCGAGAAAGCTGTATGGTCACGAATCGAGTCGTGCTGCGCCTTAATCTCGTCCTGATCGGTGCTGGCAAGCTCAGGAATACCGCGGGTATCAGTAATGGACCGGCGGATCTGCTCCCGGCGGAACTCTACAAACGGATACTCACCGTGTGCGTAGTCGAGACGTTCGTGAATGGCCCAAGAATCACCGTCAGACTGCCGGTTAGACGCCGCTTGAGGACAGATAACCGTGTAAAAGATGGCTGGAGCGTCTCCGTCCAGGCTTTTAGTGTAGCAATACACCACTTCAACCATGTTTTGGTAGTTTACACCGTTGTAAACCATCATTGTGGTGGTCGGAAGCAGGTTGATGTTGTAGTAGCTGCTCGATTTGCCTAACTGCTGCAACGCACGCTCAACCCAGTCAGGATTCCAGCCTTCAGTCGTGATCTTTTCACGCAACTCGACCTCAGACATCCAGGTTCTGCGAAAAATTACCCGAGACCGTTGCAAGTCCGCGGTTTCTGGGGGGAAGATGATCTCATCCCACGGCTTTAGGGCTACGATCTCGGGTAAGTTTTTGCTGACATACTCCTGGTCTATGGAGGTCATGCCAGTCTGAGCCAGTTCACGCACCATCCGCTTGGCGTCACTAGCCTTCAAATTGGGAACAGCAGTCTGGATGATTTCCGCAGCCTGTTCAGGAGCGTTAACAATCAACTGCGGCAGTTCCAGTAGCACCTGACTGCCGGATTGCTGGGCCAAAGCCATGATCTGGTCCATCGAGATGTCCTGAGTGCGAACACTGATGTTCTGCTGCCAGCCTACAAAAAAAGCACTCCAGCCGTACTGAAGAGCGTACTGTGCTGCAAGAGTAGCCTCCTTATAAAGCTGCTGCGGCATCTTACAGTCGCGAATCCAGCGAAGGAGAGTCGTCCCAATCTGGGAGACCGGCATGTCGGACAACTCGTTCCCGTTGGCTCGAAGTTCAGCCTTCTGGAACGCGCCAACCAGCAAAGAGGTCAGTTCGTTACAAGTGGCGTCAATCAAACGGGTGCGGACGTCGCTGGCGCCCTCAAACGGCCAAGCCGGGTCTCCAGAGGAACGGTTCTCAGAGTGTTTCTTGCCGTCATCAGTCTGCCCAGGCCACCGACAGAAGCGGATATTGTCAAACTTAGTGACCAGATTCCCCTGAGAGGAGTTAATCATTGAGCGGTTGTACTCGCTCAGAAGCTCACCGACGTGCGGGTTCTTTGACGCAATCGCTAAAACGTCTGTCTTTGTGTTTGGCATACTTTAATAGCTCCCGCACTTATTAAACTTTTGCCACTCCTTGCTTAACGAAGACGATATGTGGCGTGGTTGCATTACCACAAGATACCCTAAAGCGTCAATCGGATCTTTACAAGCCCCCTTCTGGCCATCGTGCCCAGTCCACTCTCTTAACGAGTAAATCAGGTTCTGGCAACTCTCATGCACCATCAACCGCGGATGGTTAGTCTTAATGTCCAGATCGGCTTCCCTATTATAACACAGCAAATCGTTGATGATTAAAACACGCTCATCAACTGACACGCTGGCAGCAGGCAGGAAATACAACGGTTCCGTAGCTTCCATAAGAAGGTCAAGCAGCGTAACGCCACCTTCCTTCGTCGTAGCCTCCGTTCCTGCGCTTCTCGGATCGATGTAGCGTTCTGCAATCTCCTCGCGTTTGTCAGCATGAGTTTCTAGGGACCAAACCAGTTCAGTGTACTCGTTAATACCGCGTCCAGATCCGCTGCGTTGTGCAGGTCCGGGGCGACCGTCTGCCTTGTCACTTGGCAACGCCCACTCACCGTAGCTTTGGTCCGGCCATTCACGGTAGATCCAGATTGTGCCATGCTCGTCTACCCTGGCCCAGAGCATAAACCAGTTTCTAGCTCCAGCAGGATCAGCCACCATGTAGTTAGTCCCCTGTGGAGCACGTTCCGTCACAGGGTCACTGAACACGTTAAAGTCGCCAAACATGGGGAACTGTGACCCGGCAGTCTGCTCTGCCCAACCGTAGGCACGGATCTTAACATCGTGACTGCTGCGCCCCTTCAAGGTTTGGCACATGCGGTCCCAGTTGTTGTAGGGGTTTAACTTCGAGTGAAACCAGATACAGGCGTGCTTCCCGTACACACCTTCTGCCGTGTAAGGCATGTGCCCCTTTGGCACGCCCAGCACGTTGTTGTTGGGAAGTAGTTCACTCTCCTTCCAAGTCTTGATCCGGGCAGTCGTGATGAACTCCTTAACGACCTGTGTGTACCCAAGGATCGGAGTGAAGGTGACGAGTAGCTTTCCGTTTCGAGTGACAAGACGGTACTTGAGCGTTTCCAGCCAGTCAGCCGGGACAAGCTCATCACACCACACAAAATCCACCTCGCCGCCTTCGACGACCTTGATGTCCTGGCTGTAGTTCAGGAACCAGATCTGGTTACCGTTGTAGACTGCTGTGTTGTCAGAGAAGCCGTTCTTTTGGGTCCAGCTTACCTGGGTTGTCCTGCTGCGTTTAGCTTCCTTCAGTTCCGAGGGAAGGTACTTATGAAACACGTTCTGCTGCATGGACACACTCGTCATGTTAGTCGTGTGCAGGCACCAGATGTTCAGGCCACGTTTCTTAAACTTGTCGCTTACCCAGTGAGGGGCAAAGCCGTTCAGGTCAGTACCCACAAAGGCTTGAGCGATACGTTTAGCTGCGTACTCCGTCTTTCCGGCCCGGTTGCCACCAAGGATGAGCAGTTCCGAACAGTTGTTGAGCAGTTGGTCAGCATCCTTCCAAGAAGCCAGTTCCGTTCCATACCTGTGCGGATCTGCCAGCTCCGCCTTGACCCGCTGCTCGCGCATGAGGAAGAGGCGCATCGTCTCCTCGGGGCCGACGTTCTCGATCATCGTCATGCGCTGCTCCTCGTTGGGAGCCGGCATCAAGGGATGTTCAACCAACGGGAACTTTAGCAGCTTCTGAATGAGTCGATCTTTTTGGTCGTCGATTGTTGACATGTTGGTCTTTTTTTGGAATGTTACCTGTGCCTTCTAGGATAAGAAGGCCGCGTACCTACTGGTCAACCTGAAAGATGGAGCCACTAGCGAAGACATGGTTCTCGGTATCCCTCTCGACCGAGATTAAAGATCACTGGTGTTCAAGAATCAGTGAGTGCTGCACAGTCGTCCGCGATAGAGACAATGCTAGGCTGAACGGGTAGCCATGGGCAGAGACTGTGATATGCGACGCGACGGTGACACTTATACGGAAGTGTAACGCTTCAAACTGAGCACTACCCCCAATTCTAGGTGGCTAACACTCAGTCTTGGGGGTACTATGCTCAGACTCCGGGTTCTAGCTTACCGGAAGTATATCACTTCAATAAGTTACCCCGAAGGGTCGGGCCGACGGCCCGAAGGGGTAACAGCAGGGCTACGTTAGCCAAGATACAGACTGCCGTCCTTAATCTGTATAAGCTGATACATCTTAATTTGGTGGCCCTTCTCTCCAACGAACACCCGGCCCAACGTGTCCGTCTCCACCCAACGCTGGTTTTGATGCTTCTTAACCACTCTGGCTGTCCTCACGCTGCCATCCAGGTTGGCCGGCCTAGCCACGACAGGCTCACTTAACTGTACCACAAGGGGCGGCTTATTCTGCTTATGCTCCACTAAACTCGGGTCAACAACGCTTAACTCGATTATGTTTGGCTCATAAGCCATCATATCGTGCTCTTGTTGCGATATAACCGGGCTTATGTCCGTCTTAACGTCGTTAAGATCGAGTATACCCTTCCTAAACATGCGGCGCTCGCCCTTAAACGCCCGTCTTACGACATAATCGGTGCCCAAGACGTACTTATCCAAATCATACGATGCACCGTCACGCTCCTTAATCTGCTTCTCCGAAACTGTAAAAACCATACGCCCTGAAGTTCTACGATTGTATACAATCCACAAGCACAAAAGACGCCCAGCCCTCCCAGGAGGACCGGCTGCACACTGTGACCACGGCCCCTCACTCCGAGGAGAAGCCCCAAACACAGCGCACAGGAGCAACATGCTCGCGTCTCTTAGCGCACCCAACCAACGTGTGCAGGTGTAGCGCAGTGTGTAGCAGCACGTCAAGTGTGGCGCGCTTCGGAGGGGCTGAGTGCGCGCTACGGGGGCCATTTGCGGGGAAAATTTTCAGGTGGGGGGATGAGTTGTAGCGAAAGTTCCTGGACAGAGGCGGACCCCCTCCCCCCCTGTCTGGTTTGGCTACGGTCAACCGAGCCCGGCTGCGTTGGTGGCCACGATTACAGAGGCGACTCCATATGACACACCTTGTATGATGTTATGGAATGCGCAAAGTGAGCCACGGAGCACGGCAAAGTAGGGCAAGGAGAGGGGCGCGGGAGGGTTGCGCAGGGTTGCTTGGGGGTGAGGTCTCGGCCACGCATTCCACCCCTGCCCTATGACACAGCATGTCCTACCCTGCTCGCACCCACTCTCCGCACTACGCTCGCACCTGGTCCCCGGAACCGCACCCTACGCACCCACAAAAAACCTACAGGTCAGCTCGTTTTTGCAATTTTTACTAAACCTTCCCACATATGCTGCCGATATATCGTTGCCATGACAACCTACCACTACGACAGCAACGGACATCTATACTGCACCCATGAAGGCGTGCTCTATTCTTGGCTGGGCGTGTTTGCCGAGCACAACGCAGTGCAAATCCTCACACATGTTACCACTCACCCTTTTGAGCGTGACCGTTGGGAGCCTATGCAGGCACTCTGCGGGCAGTCTGCTGAGTCTCTGTTGCGTTAATCCTCACCCATCCGCCTCTCTCGCACGAGGGGGGCGGCAGGGTGCGGATAACCTGCACCACTAACAACCAAACAAACTACACCATGAACATCCACCTGACCTTTAAAAGCGCCAACGTCAAGACGGGACCGATACCCGTTAGTACATCCTCGGCCGATACTTGCCCCGACAGTTGCCCCCTTAAAGCGGGAGGTTGCTACGCCAAATCAGGACCACTCGGCATGCACTGGTCCAAAGTCACACAAGACAAGCGAGGGGGTAACCTCACCACCTTTGTGCAGCAGGTGCGCACCTTAGACGCTGGCCAGATCTGGCGTCACAATGCCGCTGGCGATCTACCGGGCAAAGGTGATCGCATCAATCAGGGTGCGCTTAAACGTATTGTGTCAGCCAATAAGGGTAAACGTGGGTACACCTACACCCACAAGCCTCCGACGCTTGGCAATAATGGCAAGGCAATCGCCGACGCTAACGCTAAGGGGTTCACCGTTAACCTGAGCGGCAACAGCCTAGGGCACGCCGATGAGCTTAAAGCGCTTGGCGTCGGTCCCGTTGTCGCAATTGTCCCCGAGGATGCACCCGACAAGGGCGTCACACCTGCCGGAAACCGTTGGATTACCTGCCCTGCTCAGACTCGCGACAACGTGACGTGTGCGACGTGTAAACTCTGCTCAGTGGCTACTCGTTCCGTGATCGTGGCGTTTCGCGCCCACGGAACCAGCAAACGCAAAGCCGAAGCGATCGCCACCAAGTAACCTCTATGAACACCCACAAACACACTGCCCTAATTCGCCTCGCCTCGTGCGTGCTTCTTGCTGCTGACGCTTGGCTTCTCTGTCGCGTTCCTTCGTTGGAAACGGCTATGATGCTCTGGTTTCCGGCGGCCATGGCGCTCACGCTGGTTGTCACCCCTAAGGAGTCCCGTTTTCGTTAATATGCACCACGCCACCCTTAAACAATCCGGCTTTCACTGGTTGCTTCGCTTTAGTTGGGCGGACTCCGACCGTGTCTTAGCGTTCCAGTCAGAGCATGACGCTATGCTTTGGGCCACCCACTGGGGATTGGAGGTGGAGAGACTATGAAAAATCTCACCGAATGGATTGAGCCCGGAATCGGGATGTGTTGCTATTGGCAAATAGGCGAGGCTTGGTGGGGTTGGGCAACGCCTAGGCACCAAGGGGCCTGCTCCAGCATGGAGCAGTGTTTGGCTGAATTACAGGCTATCATTGAGCCCGATCCGTATGAATTCGGCTGCAACACAGGGGGGGGCGAATGAGTGACCGACTCGTCGAGGCTCTGGCCTTGTACCTAGTGCTCTCCATCCTCTTCAAAGACTAAAGCACCCACCGCACCAAAAGGGGGCGCTTCCTTCACCGGGGGCGCTCCTTTTTTGCGCCCTAATTCCGCCCTTGCTGCCCCTTGATCCGGCGGGCTGCGTGCCTCTCTCGCGCCCTTAACCGTGGCCGCTTGGCGTTCTCTCGTGCCGCCCTAGCCTTGGCCTCGCTTCTGACTGATCCACCCTTACGCCCGATGCTTCGGCAGTGTTCAACCAGGTCGGAGCTGGGCGCGCCAGGGTTCAGGTTGTGCCCGTGTGTGGCAGGCGCGTGTGGGGCCGGGACCAACTTAATTTGGATTTTGATTTTGATTTCCAATTTTAAGAACCAAATTTGATTTTGATTTTTAATTTTGATTTTGAAATTTGATTTTGGATTTTGATTTTGAAATTGCTATTCGTCTTCCTCTTCGTCCTCGATGAGCGACGGCTCCTCTTCCACCCAGCGTTGCGCCTGATACATCCTCGCAAACAGGCTACCGCTGCCAGCTTCGAACGTCTGATAGGTGTCCGTGTCACTGTCGTGAGCCAAGACCTGCACACAATCAAAGTGCTCTCCGATCTCACGAGCCATTCTCTCGATGTAAGCCTGCTTTTGTTCCGCAGTCATTTGATGAGGTAATGCTTAACCTTAATGGTACGATTGTCTGTCGTTTTTGTCGTATATTGCGCACACTCCCACTTTTTGCGCCCCACTAAACCTTCAGCCGTTTGTTTCGGGATACCCAGCATCTTGGCAATCTGCGCAACGGTATACCATCCTTCTGGCGGAGGCTCACCGTGAAGCTCCGCTTTTAGTGCGGCTATAACCGAGTCTATACCGGCAACCTGAACTGGTTGTCCTTTGTCTCTTTTGCTAGCCATACAATTGTCTCGTTGTTGCAATATTCTCCCCATGCGAAGCCGCGGCTCCACGAGGTCGTTGCTCTCCGGTTGGCAGCATACCCCATAGCATTAACATCCCCCAACCAGCCTACGCAGTATCCCGTCGGATGCGCCCTGTTGCGCCCCTCGGCCTGCTGTACTCGGTGCAGGTGAGCGATCACAACTTTGGTAGTCCCACCGGTCCCACACACAGCTTCAGCATGATCACGAACTGCGTTCTCGTTGACCATATACCCGTGACCGAACAAGCAGTCTCCGAGTTGTCTCCAACCATTTTGGAAGTTGTAGTCCACAACCTGACACTTCATCTCTTTAGCCCGGTCAGTGATCTGGGTCATCACGCGAGCAGCCAGAGCAGCCACAATGGCACGCGGTGACTCCATGAGTGTGTTAAGCCGGGCCTCGTGGTTACCGAGAAAATAGACCTGTGGCTCAAGCCGGCTCAGGAACGTGAGCCCGTCGTTCAAGTCAGTCTCAGGATCAACGGCTGAATCAACCTCTCCTGCATTTACCCTGAGACACGCTAAATCGATAGCATCACCCAGGTGCAACGTGGTGTGCGGCTTCCACCTGCGCTTAAACGCAAGCACCTTATCGAGAAGAGCTTGGTCAGCGTGGTGGCCATGGGAGCAACCAACAGCCATGAACTTTTTCCACGATCTGACGACGTTTGCCATTATCTCTTCCCTATCAGATCCTTGTAAGATTGCACGATTTTTATGCGTATCTCGTCTGGACATCCCATCAGCCGGACTTCACGCCAGTCTTGGCTTGGCAGCTTCTCCCCGACGTGAGTGTGCAGCATTTGACCGTTAACCAGTTCCCCGCTGCGGTGGACGACGCAAGTGGTGTCAGGTGATACTTGGGCAGTGTAGCCTTGCTCGTTAAATATGATCTTCATTTTTGTAATTTGTTTCTGAACCCAAGCAGCATGTAACTCATGCGGGCTCATAAGAATGTGAGTTGTTGTTTATCAGGTTGCTTGCAAACGAATGGAGTCAGTAGCGACTTGGTTGGTTCGGCAAGTGATCGCGCCCAAGTTTCCAGACCATAAGTTTGCGTCTTGTCGCCACGGTTCCACCCGGTCCCATCGCAGGACTCGACTCCGAGCTGCTCTAACCATGCTAGTTTTGTGGGTGAATTTACCCGCAGCACATGCACCCGCGGAAATTCTTTGGCCCACATCTCAACGGTTTTCCATTTCCAGTCTGTAGTACCACCAACACAGATGACATCAGGCTCAAGTTCTCTGGCTTGAGCAACGCCCATTCCATTCTGAACCGCCAAGGCTTTTTGAAATGGCACTTCATCTTTGAATTGATACCACCGCTCAATGGTGCGTTCGCCACTGCCAATCCAGTCTGGAACGATAGCCCAATTTGGTTTCTGTGTGTTTGAATCTGCCCAACGAATCATCTTTCGCCACGCTTCAACGTCCCACAGATCCTCGCGCCACACGTTGTCATCCTGATCCCACGCAGCAAAGGCACCGTTGTCTAGTGCATATGGAAACCATGGCCATGGTCCTCGTTGCGCTCCAGGCGAAAACAGGTGCCCTATGCGCCCCGTCTCACGAGCAAGACAGTGCCAAAACCATCCACTCGCGTTTGCTGGCATTACAATCATTCTGCCTCCCAGAATTGTTGTTCTTGTTCATCTTCATTTCTGATCACGTCGCCGTTCTCGATCACCTCACGGGCTTTCTCGTTGGCGTGTGACTGACTGTACGCGATGATGAGACCGGCATCCGTCTCATAGACGTAAGCATTACGCCAGTCGGCCCGGCAACGTATGCCAGAAGCTGCGTGCTGCCACTGGGGTTGCGCCCAGTTAACTAGCTGCGGTAATTTGGATTTCATTTATTAGTGTTCTAAAGGCTAACTCAGCCGTTGCTGGCACTACTCCATTTCCGAGGAGGCGCAATCTGTCCACCCGATTGGAAGCCCCATCATTATCTCCACAAACTCCGGGTTGAGTGGACCAGGTTCTCCAAGCTCTCCACGTCGAGCCCTCGCTTCCAAGCATCTGCTCTGCTGGCTGTTCCCGTTCAACCTGAAGCTGTCCTCGTTCGCACAAGGAGTTGGCAAGTATGAAGACTCGTCTTCGCTTGTGTGGTGCGCCAACTTCAACCGCTGAGAATACTTCCCACGACACCTTGTAACCCATCTCTTCCAGATCGCTGATGACGCTGGAGAGTCCCAACGAGATGTGTCCCTCGACGTTCTCAAAGAAACAGATTCTTGGTTTAAGAATGGCAATTCCTTCTGCAATGAAAGGCCAAAGATGTCGCGAGTCTTCTGTTCCGGCTCGCTTGCCGGCGCTACTGAATGGTTGGCACGGGTAGCCGCCAGACACGATGTCCACCATGCCTCGAAAGCTTTCCCAAGGGAACGACTTGAGATCGCTCCAGATCGGAGCCGCATCCAGTTGCCCCGCTTCCATTCGCGCAAGAAGGTTTTCAACTGCAAAAGCTTCGATCTCACTGTAAGCGATCGTGCGCATGTTACGGAACACTCTCTTGAGTCCAAGGTCAATACCTCCGTACCCGGTGCATAAGCTGATATGAGTGATTTGGGTAGTATCCACATCATTTCGGCTTCATAGCTTGCATGAAAGCGTCGCCCACTTCCGCAGTGGTGTGGACGTGCACATGCTGATGCAGGCTCTCCGGGCCACGGTTGCGCTCCAGTGCAGCCAGCTTGTCTGTGGCGATTCCCATGGCTAGCACACTGTCTTTGGCACTCATCTCGGGCATAAGTTCAATCACCCTGTCCGCAGCCCCAGCAGCCACCTGCTGGAGCTTTTCCTTGAGACTAGCCTGGTACATCTTTTCCCTAAACTGGCTATCGTGATCCAGCCCATGCGTCTTGATGGCGTGCACGACCGTCTGCGAAACGCCGGTCTTCTCCACAATGGCCCGGATGCTGTAACCCTCGCAGTAGAGTTGAATGACTTGTTTCTTCATGTCTTCAGACACACCGGCAAGGTAACCCTGACCGTTGACCTTCTCGATGCCTGTCACGCCCATGACGTGGTCCTCAATGCGCACGTTGGCCAGTCCGGCAAGCTGCCTTGCACGGGTCTCCGGGCTTTTGTACACACGCTTCTTCTGCGGCTTCTTATTCTTCGGATCTTTCATATTTGAATTTCAGAACATCAATCTTGAGATCAGCCAGGTTCAGAGTGATCGGAGCGTTGCTGCCGTAACTGTCGCCGGTGAGCAACCCGCTGCCAGCAAACTCAACGCGCTTGTCTTTGTACTGCACGCCAAAACCACTCTCGATCTGGTTCACAAAACCCTCGTCATCTACGATGATAATGTGCTCGTCATCCAAGCGGATCGTGTCAATGCAGTTCACCTTCAGGATGTCCAGCAGATCTTCCAAGCTGCCGTCGTATGTCACCGCACGAATCATCTCCGTCTTGTGATCGAACAGCACCGCTGTCGTGTTTGCCATGGCTATCATATTTCAGTGTTTTAAGTTGATTTTTGAGCCGGATGATTTCCTCCTGAAGTTCAGGCAGCACAATGTCACAAAGGATGCAGCTCATACAAAGAGAGCCTTAATGCGCTGCCACAGGGTCGGTGTCGCAGGTGCAACAACAATGCGCCTAGTATAATGCGGCTTGGTACGCACCGGGTTGTATCTTTTAAGACTTTCTACATCCTCAAGCAGGAAGTACCGCATACCACGGATCACGATAGGCGTTATGTAGCCACGCTTAACACGGTAGTTTAGCGTAGTTATGTGGCAGTTCAGGATCTTACACGCCATTTTTGACGTTAGCATTGGCTTTTCGAGCTGCTCTCCACTCTCGTAGCTTACGAGCGACCTCCGCTTTTTGTTCCGGCGTGAGCTTGGCGCGCCAGTCTTTGCTGCGTTGACGATGAGCTTCGACGTCTTTGGTTCGGTACAGTCGGTTGTGTTCATTTTTGAGTTTTTGTTTTTCTTCTGCGGTTTGTTTTGGCCGTTTTGTCCTCGGCACTTTGATTGGTCGGTCATTGCTTGGTTCGGATTTAGCTTTTTTCTCAACAATCTTTTTCTTGGGCTGGATGAACCTGCCCTTGTAGCTGAACGTAATGCCACGGCGACGCTCCCAATCTCGGAGCGCCTTAATCATGGAGCCTTGCTTGTCCACGATGTCCGGCATGTACACGGTGTTCCCAGAAGGGTGGTTGTCTTGAAGTGCGATAGTTCTTTGTGCTGCGAATCTCATGAGTTTAAGAAGCTGGCTGTTCTGCCGTTGAAACGTAGGTGTGTGCTAACCCCACATGGACCGTTGCGCTGGAACGGAATGCTAACCTTACGGTTCTCTTCGCCGTCGATCTCGATGGCCATGATACAGGTGGCATCCTGCTGAATGGCACGGGACTCACGGGCTTTTCCTTGCTCGTTAAGCTGCGTGATGCCGATGACTAGGCAACCCAGCTCCAGCCCAAGCAGACGCAGCGACCGGGAGACCTCGGCCACCTCACGCTCACGAGTACTGTCCTTACCCATTTCACAACGCACGAGCTGGATGTAATCGATGAACATCACACCCAGGCCGACGCTGCTCTTCGACATGGCCCGCGCCACAGAACAAATGCTCTGAATGTCGTACAGGTCGTCTCGGATAATCAGGTTCGATCGGTGCAGCACGTTGAGTGCACGCTGCATTCCAGAAAGCTCGCCATCGGTTTTAACACCTTCAGCCAGTGACCGCAGCGACACGCCACCAAGACGTGCGACTAGACGGTCGATGATCTGGCTAGCCGGCATTTCGAGGCTGATGATTAAAACACCCTTCTTCATCGTCTAAACCTCTTCCCGTTGTCCCGCCTAATTTCCTTCGAGTTGTGTGTCTTGTGCCCGTCGTACACAGTCACGAGCAGATCGACCTCGATCTCCTCGGTAGACTGATTGTGTGGCAGGATAGCCAACTCGTCGATAAGGGCCTGACACGCGGCTTTCTCGGCCACCAGCAGGACATCCTGAGTGAGCTTAGGACGCGGCAGGTGTTCGTAACCGTCACGCACGCGGGTGCGCCGGAGTGCAACGTACTGTTTCATTGGATGAATACACTGCGTCCCTCTTTAATTAGGCTTTCAGAAACGCCAACTTTTCTGAGTATGCCCTCCATGGATTCAGCATAAGCCTTCCATGCATCTAGTTCGACCTGTAGCTTTTCTGCTTTGCTTTCGGCCTCGTCTAAATCGGAATTCAGAATACAAGGATCACCACAATCGCAGCGCGCATCATTAATCATTCTAACGTGGTTTGAATCAGTGCTCATTTCCTTTCTTCCCATTTTCCTAGCGTCTTCAAAAAAGCCTCTGCTCGTTGCCGTGCTGTTGCATCTAGCATGTCGATTGCTTCCATGCGCTGCCAGTTGCAGGGATTTAATAGCTTTCCAAGCTCATCCACATAGTCGTGCCGCATGTAGTAATCTTTGCGCCACAAGTACTGCTCGGCCCCATACATGTCGTTTAGATCACCACAAAAGTTAGGCACTTCGAGTAAATTGCCTGCGTGTTTTCCCACCCAAACATTTGGGTTTTTTGAGTGCTGACATACGTCTTCCCACCCACACGCCTCTGCAATCGCCGCGTTGATTTGTTTGTCGGTCATTTTATTCCTCCCATTTGCCAAACACTCTCAGAAAAGCCTCTGCGCGTGCAGGCGTTGGAGCAATAATTGCATTGAAGGCGCCTGGGTGGTCTTTGCCCCAAACGTGATACAACTGCTCAATGTACTGTTCTTCAAAACATCCAGCCAATGTGACTTCAGCTTGGTGCATGTCATCTGCACATTGTGCAAAATTTAATGGTCGCTTTGGATTCCATCCAATCTCTTTGGCAATCGCTGTGTTTATTTGTTCGTCAGTCATATTAGTTGTTCTAGTATGTCTTTAATTTGATTGTTCATTGTTGAAAGTGAGTCTTTTACCTCTTCCCTCCAATTATTTATGTACCCACAGTAAACTTGACATCCTGCGTATTCATCCAGATATCGCTCCAATCTAAGCAGGGCGTCAGTTAACTCATGCACATTGTCGCTTATTGACTTCTTGTCAGTCATGTTAGTACCTCGGCAGGATGAGCTTGAACTCTGGCAGTCCCGGCCATTCCTGTGCAGTCTCGCACCGCTTGAAGTGCGCGAGTTCCTCCTCGATCTTGGCGTTAGCGTTGGAGAGGATCTCGCTGCCAGCACGCATGAACTGCGCCAGATGCGGGGCCTCAGTGTCTACCACAAGAAACCAGAAACCCGGCACCTCATCCAAATCCATCGCAGCCTTCAGGCCGTACTGATACCAAGCAGCCTGCACATCGTATCTGAACCGATAGAAAGCACTCTCAAAGTTACGGATGTCGTTGGTGGTCTTCAGATCCACCAAGCATTCCTCCCCGTTGATACTGACGATCATGTCGGGACGCCCCTTACAAGCAACACCGTCACGTTCCCAGAACATTGAGCACTCGATGTCGTCGTCCTGATAGACGCAGTGCTCCATGAGAGGGGCACATGACTGCAAGCAACCGTCAATGACAGCAGCTTCCTCACGGGTAACGATGGTCTTGCCAAGGTTATCCTCACAGAACGCTTGCCACTCTTCCTTGCCGGCCTTGGTGCGCCGGTCTACTTCAGGCCCCACTGCGTAATCGCAACGCCCCTCAAGCACCAGCGAGTGAATGAGTGTGCCAATCTCCATCGATCGGCTAGGCTTCCATTCCTGCGCCTTGCGGTGAATGTAGTAGCTGGGAGCAACAGCAAAGTTGTCCAGCTCGTGTTTGGAGAGACCGGGCAGTGCGCGGTACTCGGCCATAGGTAAGTTGTGTTTGATCATTGAATTAGTGATTTGATTTTGTTGTGAAGGTCTTCGATGCTGCCATCGTTGACTACTTCATAGTCGGCAGCAATCTCACTTTGGTTTAGCTCTGATTCGTGATTTTCTGCGATTTGTCCTGGGCGGACGATGCGGACGATGATTCCGCCACCGTTGCGGATGTAGTCAGCCTCGTTCTGGAAGCGGACGTCTGTGAACACGATTGGGCCCGGATCTATCTCAGACTGAATCATTAGCTTAACGTAGTTGATCCAGACTTCTGGGTCATACTGTCTCCCAGCCATGCCTATGTTTTGCAGCAAAGCTCGTCCTCGTTCGTCCTTTTTTCCATCCCAACCAAACCCCCATGCCAAGCCTTTTACCCTGTTGGCAAAGGCATAGCGCACATAGCCTAAAGGATAGAGAGCTTTAGCCGCAGTGTCCTTGCCGGATCCAGCCAGTCCGATAAGTCCGATGTTTTTCATAGCCGCGGTCCTTCGGTGCACCTGCATGGTGGCGAGATGAGACGTGTGGTTCTGATGTGGATGGCTAGACCTAGATAGGTCAGCCCGATGATTGCGATAATGATGGCTAGTTTCCTCATGGGTTCACCTCCAGTGCGCTGCAACCAACCACTGCACCGTGTTCGTTGCGAATAAGTTTTGCAGGACTGCAAACGTCTTTACGTTCAGGGACAAACATGCGGACAAGTCCGGCGACAATGTACATGGTATCTGGTCTAGGTTCAGGCAGGTTGCTCACGCCCAGGTTGCGGGCAATTACAATGGGTATTCCGTTGATGTCCCCGTGGTGGACCATCTGGGTGTTGACTCGGGCAATGTACCCGCTGGGCTCCACGGACTCATGGCCCGTGATGACAATTTTGTGTGGTGTTAGGTTAACGAGTTTCATTCAGAATGTTGGCTACTATGTTGAGGGCAAGCATCGTCTTGCCGCTTTTCTCTGGGCCACCGATAACAAGGAAGTCCCCGTAACGGATGGGCGTTAGGTTATCGAGTTTGTCGTATCCTGTGCGAATGCGTTGGGTTTGATCGTCACCCTCCTGGTAGCGAGTGATCGCATCCATGATCAATGCTTTCGTGTCGAGCTTGGCAGGTGGCGTCATCTCAGACCGGATGCGCTCAATCCCGGTGGAGAGTGTGTTCACCAGATCCACCGTTGTGACGTCTGTTGCTTCAATCTGCTTCTGTCCCTCGGCTAGCATCTTGGCTACTGCTCTCCGCTTTGCAGCAGACTTGACGATGTCCATCAACTCCCGCAGTGCGGAAGCCACAGGCATGAGCGTGTAGAGGTCCGTCAACTGATGGAACTGCACATGTTCGTTTCGCTCACGCAGACGCTCAAATATGACCCGCACATCGCAGACGGCTCGACGGGAAACTTGATCGAGGACAATCTCGACGACGTTCCGGGATAAGCCATCTGCAATGTAGCTTGGGTTGAAGTTGGCATCGCTGATTGTGTTCAGGACAAGCTCAGGATGGTTGAGCGTGATGCTGGCAATGCCACGTTCCGACTCGGTTGGTGATTCGAGCATTACCAGCCCTCCTGCGAGGGATTGCTAGCCTCAAGCAGGGAACCGGTACGTTGCGACAAGGGAGTGCGCTTCTCGCCTTGTGCCCGGCACATCCAGGCGTTGAGATAACGCCCCATGCCGCGGCGAGTCTTGCGTTTGGCAGGATTGGTCTCGACCCACAAGCGAGCCAAGGTCAACTCGCGTTCGGTGAAGGTCGTGCCAAACGCAGCGCAGAAGTCTGAGTGTAGTGCCGGCGGCAAAGTATAATCGCCATCAACGCACTTAAACACGAGCACACGGTTCTCTTCTCCCCCCTCTCCTTCCCCCTTATCCTTCCTTTCCCCCACACCCCCTATCCTACCTATCCCCACATCCTCACCCACCCTCTTCTCTCCAGTGGTAGCGCACGCGAGAGATTTGAGCCCAAACTTCCGCATGAACCTCTCGGACTCTGCGACAGCAATGTAAGGAATCGACTCTTCAGACTGCTCATCGCTCGACTCCGTTGATGGCGCGTCCTGCGACGAGACGGCGGCTTCTGATGCCACTTGTGGCTCGTCGGGTGTCACCACCGCAGACGGCGTGGTTTCGGGCGTTAAAACGGGAATGCTGATGTCCATGGCAGTCCCGTTGCTGTGGGTGATCTTGATCGTGATGTTCATTTCGTCACCTCCTTCGCCGCCGCGATGAGCGCGTCTGCTCGTTTTAGCGCCATCGTCGGCCCCTCATAAGCTCGGTCATTTGCGAGCAACAGAGCCGCAATCTCAAGGCGGGAGGGTTCTGGGCGGACTTGTGCAGCATTGGCCTTGTTCATGCCAGCTACAAGTTTGAGTAACTGCTGGCTCAAGTCGTCTGGGCTGATTATCTCTGACTGCATCCGCTCAATCAAATCTGCCTGCTCTTGCAGCCTCGATGCGGCTTCCAAAAGGTCGCGTCGCAAGATGGTGTCCATCTGGTCTGCCACCTTGCGGATGTTGTCAATGATTCGATATGTGCTTTGTTCCATATGTTTGGTTTGTTGGTTTGGTCTGCGTGTTGACAGATGCGCAGCCCCTGTTGTTGCAATCATTTTGTGTGCGGCAACACTCGCACACTCTGGCCGAGTTCTATTTGGAAGCATCAACAGCCATAATGTCCTCTGTTAGCTGTGTGACGTTTATGCGCTTCCTGAAGATTTGAGCGTAATTGTTAAGTTCTTGTCTATAGTTCGTTACATCCCTCACATAAAGCGGGCAACATAGATGATGCCAGCCCTTGGTTTCGCAAAAACCAAATGCACAAAAAAGCTCGTTAAGAGTCTTTTTGCCCATCTGTCTGATTTTAAGGATGTGCTTATTTTGAAGCCATTCTTTGACCTGATCAGCAGATTCGCAATGTTTGTCGAGCAGCTTAGATGCCCTTAGACTGATGGGGCGTATACCAAACTTCTCGGCAACTTGCCTGCAAAACTGAATGTTAGCTTTCTCCTCCTTGGATAAATGACGTTTCATTTTGGCAGCTTATTTAGCCCGTCCATGCCGTCGCGCAAGAGCTTGAAGAACAACTCGCTGCTCATAGTTACGCGCCATGGCTTGTGATCCTTCTTGTGAGCGATAACCCAGTCCTTGAGTGTGCCAGCGTCTCGCTTGGCTTGGTCGATAGCACCGTCAAGGTTGAGCGACTGCACGCACTTTACCTCAAAGTGAAGCCCGGCAAGCTCCTCGCAGATAACGTCTGGCGAGTCTGTGCCCCCGGCAAACTGCTGGCCCCGCCTTGCGGTGAAGCCAGCCTCGCGGAGTTCATCGCGCCACATGCGTTCACCGCGGGCGCCTTTCTGGCGGCTGTTTACCACCCAGCCTCCTTGCTGAACTCGTCAACGTCATCGCCCATCGGGATCTCGTCAGGCACTTCAACGGGAGCAGCCTTAGCCGCCGTAGCCGGGAAGACGTTCCAGAGGTTGGCCTTGTCAGCGGAGATGAACAGGCTCGAGCGCAGTGCTTGCAAGCCTTCAGCGTCCGTGATGCCTGCTTCGCCAGCGGCCCACTTTGCTGCTTTGGCGCACTCAACATAGAGCTGGGCGCGTTGGAAGATAAGACGCTTGGCATCTGCCGGGGTGCCGCCGCCTTGACCGCTGGCGAGAGCAGCGTTCACCTTGTTGGCAGTCTCAGCCTGACGGAACGCGCCGGCAGCAGAGTCAATGATCGCAGCCTTCTCGGTGATGTTTAGCTCGTTGCTGTCGGAGTGCTTGGAGTACTTAACCGACAAACCCTGCAAACCTTTTGCGCCACCTTGGGACTTAATGGTCACCGTCTGGCCGATCAGGTCCTTAATCTCCTCGTTGGTCCAAAAGGAGGCACGCACCTCTCCGGTAGAGTCCTTTAGCACAGCAGCCTGCACGCGCCACGGCCCGTACTTACCCTCGCCAGTCTTTGGCGGGAAGGCAGCCTTAACCTGGACTGACATTTCACCGATGATCGAACCGTCGGCCAGATTGGCCAAGTCAGCTATTTTTGCTACTTTCATTTATGTGTTTGTTGTCGTCGAGTGCGGGCAAGGACGGCAGTCCCCGCAGCAACCACACCCGGTTGTACGCAACAAGAGATTCGGCTGGAGGTCAACAGACCTTTAGCGTTTTTTTGCAGAAGCCTTGCGAGCGGCCTCTTTCTGCACTGAGTAGGCGATAGCCACAGCCTGCTTGGGTGGCTTGCCGGATGCGATCTCAGTCTTGATGTTCTGAACGAACGCCTTTTCGGATTTGGAGTGCTTGAGTGGCATGGGGTTACTTGCGTTTCCTGTGTTCTTTTTCTGCGCGCTTGAGAGCCTTCTCTTCCGTGGAGAAAATCCCTATCGTGCTGTTGTCAGGAGCATACAGATGGAAGTTGTTCTTCTTGCTCTTGACGATCCTAAACCCAGTTGACTTGTCTGTCGTAACATCTCCAAACGGCAACTGTTCCTGCTGCACGTTTTCCGGCAGGAAGGTCTGTTGCACGTTGCGAGCACGTTCAGCTTCGTAGTTCGAGATGTCGGCATTGATGGACTCACTAATGCGCTTGAGTAGCGAGAACTGCTCGTCGCTATTGTTTTTAACGCGAGGCAGTGCCATCAGCAGCTTGCGGGTGGCTGGTGACTCAATGATCTGGGCAAGCAGGCCGCTTCCACCCATGGCAGCAACGCCTGTCTTGATTCCGCCAGTAGCTGCAATAATCATTTGCACCAGCAAAGGCATCACAAGCCGCGCCCCTGTCTTTGGATCAACATTAAAGTCTTCAGCCCGTTTGGTAAGCTTAAGATAATTACCAAGCCCTTCGATCACCTGCTTGTCGTCACCCTTGAAAAAGACACCCAAACTCTTCGACAGCTTCCCAAGTTGTGTGGCAAAGGCTGCTGTAGAGATTTCTCCAGTAGCCTGAATGGTCGCCTTCTCAGCGGCACGGGACAAGATTGCTGCCCTAGCCACTGCCCGTCCTGCTGGGTCAAGGTTGGCGTACAGCAATTTAACTTCAGAAGGAGACTGGGAGAACAGAAGACTGTTGATCGTTTCAGGTTTAACGTCCCCGCTCTTAAGCGCAGACCTTAACGCAGCAGACTTGGTCTCCTTGATTCCATCAGCAAGTTTGGCATTTGCACGCTCATACTGCGAGACAGCATCTGCCCCTTCAACGGAGCGAATAGTGCCCTTGATGTCCTCTTTGAGCGCCCCGTACAGTTTGTTGCCAATCTTCTCAAGTGGACTTTTGACGTGCGCAAGAGACTGATCTCCTGCAAGGAACGGCTTAATGGCCTTTAAGTTCTCCTCTGCTGCACGCAGAGAAATCCCCTGGTAGCCGGTGATGTTGCCAGCAGCATCTAGCAACGGCTCCCCAAGCAAACCCTTGCCAAACTCCATCAGTTTATTGATGACTGGGCGAAACGCTTCTGGGTTAACTCTCTTTAACGCATCAATTTCTTCAGTGAGAGTAGTCAGTGTTCGAGACAAACCCGGTGATTGAAGAGGTGGCGTATTCTGTGAGATGCGATCAAGAACCTGATTCTTAAGATCAGTGTAGAAGTTGATCCTTCCCTCTCTGACAGACTTCACATTCTGCACTAGATCAGCAGCAAACTCCGAATCTGCTGCTGCCCCAAACGACTGAAGCACATCATCAATAAACTGTTGACGAACAGCCTGCTGTTTGGTGCGTTCTGCCGCGGTTCCAAGCAGCGTGCCCTCAGAATAGTCGCGCAACCGGCGCATGGCTTCCGTCTGTGGCGGGAACACGTCAGACGTGAACACTGGCTTGCCAGCAGCTTCAGCTTCAGCAACAGTTTGAGCGATGCTCTCTGGAGTCATGCCTGGCACATTAAAGTCAGGCGCACCAACAGACCGTGGACGTGCTGCCCGTGCTCCAGCTAGGCCACCAGCCATAGAGCCCACTGCGCCAGCAATAGCCTGCCCTGTGTCGCCAAGGCCCAGTTCCTCTGCACCGTACCTAGCAGCTTCTCCGCCTCCGCCAGCACCCATGCCGCCAACCATCTGCTCGATAGGCCCGGACGCTAATGCTGTGCCAATAGCCTTGGCAGCAGGAGAAGCCATTTGTTTAAGCAACGTGCCAGCACCAACGCCACTTAAAGCAGATACACCTCCGCGGGTAATAGCTTCAATAAGTTTAGCGCCCTCCGTAGATGAGGCTGGAATCTCCAGCTTATCCATCAAGTGCGACCAAGCCTCGGTAGGCGTGGACATACGGGTGCCAAATAGCTTGTTGACTCCGGCAACTAATGGATCGCCAATCATCTCAGCAATGCCAGCAGCCCCAGCTCCAAGAAGCATACCTGGAGGGCCACCAAGCAATGCTCCTGCTGCTGCTCCTGCACCAATAGTTGCTGCGCCCGGAAGCCCGCCACGAATCATCGGAGCGACTCCAGAGGCAACTCCTTCAACGAACTGTTTTGCTTCCTCTGGGATGTTTCCCATGGCAGCAGCAAGTCTGCCAGTGTTTTCCACTGGAACAGCTACAGCAGCAGGTGCCTGAGACTGCCGATGAGTGTAGTTCGCGTACTCCCAGGCTTTCGTCTCGTCTGGAGCGTCAACCTCGTAATCAACTCCGCCAACGGTTACATCGTAAGTGGGCATATTAGCGTTGCTTAATTCTCACTGCACCGGGAGGCGGCGCGCCAAATGGAGTTTGCTGAACCGGAGCAGCCTGCTGTGCTGGCATCTGTTCTGAGCCACCCTGTACTGGTTGCCCTTGGAACGGGATGCTCTGCTGCGGGAACACGGCAGGAGGTTGGTTTTGATCCACCTTCTGCTTGATTGGTTCCATCAAGACTGCACCCATTCTGCGAGCAACACCAGGACTTGTGGTGTCAATCACCTGCTGCTTAAGCATGGTATTGTACCCGTCCATGTATCCATTCACGCCATTGATGGCAGTCTCAAGAAACCGCCTTGGATTAGCGGTAAACACCCTGAGTCCAAGCTCATCGAGCATGTTTTCTTTTACCTTTTCGTCAGCATCAGTGTACTTATTAAACCAAGTCGTCGGATTAAAGATGGACTTGTTTGCTAACTGGGCAGTCTCTGGTGCATTCAGCAAGTCGCTATAGCGAATGAGCATTTCACTCAACTGAATGGCATCGTTAGACAGGATCGAGTTGAGTGGCTTAATGAGGTTTGTCCTCATGTGCCGCAGAGCAGCACGCTCATCCGTAGCAAGAAGCTCTTCTGCCTTGTTTACGGCAGACGTGACTAGGTTAATGCGCTTGCCAACGTCCTTAAGCTCAGTCCAGTTCTTGTCGGCATCCTTGTACTGCTGAGTTTCCTCAAACGGTTTAAGAATGTTAGTGTACTGCTTGAAGTCATCATCAATTTGTTTTAGGCGTTGCTCAACGACAGTAGTTGGCTGCCCAAACATCCTGAGCCTGGCTGACTGTTTAGTGTAATCGATGTCAGCAAGCATCTTCTCGCGTTGGTAAGCGTGTTGAAACGCCGGATACTGCCTGGTTTCCTGCGGAATCTCGCTGGCATACTTGTCAATCTGAGCCTGTTTAGCGGCAGCCTGCTCATCAAGCATAGCTTGTTGTTGTGCTAGTTGTTGCTGAAATGCGGCAGCCTGCTCTGCACGCATCTGTTGAGTAGCCTGCACCATTGGGCGTACACTTTCCGGAACATACTGCATCAAGGTCTCATTTGAAACAGGTGCCGATGGACTTCCAAAGGTAGTCTTATTGCTGCTGTAAGAAGTTGGAAGTTTCATGAAAAATTAAAACCCAGCAAACGGATTTTGACGAGGTGGCCTAATTGAAAAGTCTGTAGGCGCAAAAGCAGAACCTCCAGCAGGAGCCCCATACAACATTCCAGCAGCTTGCTGTATGAATGGCATTTTTTCTTGCGAAGCAATCTGCGCCCCCGTTCGGGCTGCTGCGGCATCCAGCTCCTGTTTCTGCTTGTCGATGGCAAACTTCTGGTTGATCGCCCCACCCATCACAGTCTTAGCTTGATCCCAGAACGCAGCCTTATCCTGAAGGGATAGGCTTGTGTCCTTGTTCATCTCTGTAATTCTGTCATCAATGCTCTTCTGGACTTCAGGGCTAAGGAAGCTCCTGAACGTGTCGAAGGCTTTCTCGGATGCCTTGATGCCAGACTCCATCTTCTTGTAGTCACCGTAAGCTCCGGCAATCGAACTGGCTGCACTTGAGATCCCACTGGCTAGCCCCTTGCCCATGGACTCGTAGCCACTTTGAATCGTCTGCCCGATGCGAGCACCAGCTTCGAGGATACCTTGGCCCATCTGGGACATAGCAGCCGGGGCTGGTCCTTGGTAAGGATTGATTGGTTTAGCCATAAAATGCTCTCCTAGCTTCTAAACAGAGTGGACTGCCTGCCTTAAATTGCCTGCAAGCCTGTGGACGGTTTTCGTAAATTGTACACGAAACTGACTCGCCAACAACTCCAGACAGAGCAGCACACCTGTTGTTGCACGTCTTGAGCAGTGGGTAGTCATCTCGAATTAACTCTGGTGGTATACCTGTAGCGTCAGCCCTGTCCCGGCGAAGCACCGGCCAACTCCATTTGTGGCTGCAACATGCTCCGCAGGTTCTGCAATCCGGATCGGATGTTGCAATACTCTGCGACGGGTTGGTCGTGCAATACATGCTCATGCACGTTCTCTACTTGGATGCCAAACTTTGGGCAATCCACAAACTTGCCAAGTCGCTTGTCCACGCAGTTGAAACAGGCATGAACGTAGTCAGAGTTCATGTGCTTGTCTAACTTGCTAACCACGTTCTCATCGTACCTGTTCGTGTCAAAGGCCACGTCGTTGGTCTTGATGTGCGAAGAGATGTCCTGGTCGGTCCAGTTGCGCAGCGGGAACCACATCTCTGTGTTTGGCCCCAAAATCTTTTTGTCTATCTCAAGCGGAACAGTTCCAGTTAAAGGATCTTCGTCGCTACTTTTGTGCCCACACAGAAGCACGTCAAAGTCAGAAACGATGTGCCCCTTGGGACGGTTGAGCCACTCTCTGCCGCATACCCAAGGCATCCCGGCTTCCCGCGGCTCGGTGCCGCGCATGACCTTCAGGCTTCCCTGCCCGAGCGAGTAGGTCTCGCACACGTCTATGCGGTTGTTCCCGTGTGTTAACGCCACAGACACAGGAACCCAATCGTGAACAGTCAGCCCTAGATTCTCTTGTACAAGGTGATGAAAGGCGTACTTGTGCGATAGAAACGGCAGCTTGAAGTGAATTACCTCAATGTCAGGCCGGGCCTTTCTGGCGAGATCGAGCAGCACAGTGCTATCCTTGCCGCCACTCCAAAGAACAGCAGGACGTTTTGCATGTTTAAGTGCAAGTAATATAATTTGTTCAGCAGTCATTACAGTATTACTGCTGCGCCAATCATTCCGCCAGCACCCAGCGCAGCACCCCCCAAAGACCCAATCATGCTAGACTTACCAGCCTGTTTACTGGCATTCGCCTGAGCGTTGGCACCAGCCAAGTTCATCTGCGCATTGTACGCACCATAAATGCTACCCATGCCGGTCTGACTCTCCGGGTTGAATAGCTGCGGTCCCGCAGCCTGACCCATGTTAAAGCCCATCTGCTGTGCGGAACCAACCTGCCCCTGAAGGATGGGCTGTTTGTAGAAGGCTTGCAGCACAGGAGCTTGAGCGGCCTGAAGCTGTCCCATCGCTCCTGCTCCAAGTTGTGCTTGGCCGGCCTGAATTTGTGTGCCAGCCATCAACCGCTGCTGCTCTGCTTGGCCACGCTGCATTGCTTGCTGGAATGCCTGCTGCTGTGCGCCGAGGCCGTACTGTAAGCCAGCTTGTTGGCGTGCGGTAGCTTCAGCCAAAGCGGGTTGGTAGATAGCCTGAATCTGGCCGGCTGCGGACTGAGCCCTGCCAAGGCGCTCTTGATAGCGTTGGTTAGCTACCTGAGAGCGATTCAAAATTTCCGCACCGATAGCTTGATTGCCCAGGGCTGTGCCTCTAGCCGCAAACGCAGATCGGGCAGTCTGGTCAGCGATGCGTTGCTCTTCCTCAGTAAGGCTTTTCCCAGCTTCCAGCTCCCTCCGGGAACTCTCAGCCAAGAAGTTGGCATAGTCGCCCATCCCCGGCATCGTGCCCACATACTGGTTAACGATCCCTTGGTTGATACGGTTCAGCCCGGAGCGCATCTGTGGACCAGCAACGCCTTGTTCAAAAGCCGTAAGTTGCGGAGCCTCGAGCGATCTGGCAAAGGACTGCTCTGCTAGCTGCCCAGCGGAGCCAAGGGCTTCTTTGTACCCAGGAGTCAGTGCAGCAAATGCCTGTTGGTACTCAGGGAGCGTCTTTTGCAGTTGCTGAAGTTCAGCAGCACGATTAGCAGCATTATAGCCAGCTTCGATCTCAGCCACCTGCGGATACATCTTGGCCGCTTGCTGCAACGCTTGCTCGCCAAGGTAAGCCTGAGTCTTTGCCTGTAGTTCAGCATACTTGGGCTGGTAAATGGCTTCCTGCTCGTACACCTGCGGAGCCATCTCCACCTGTGCTTTTAGGATGTCTCGCATCGACTCCTGATAGTTCGGAGCCGCGGGTGCTTGAATGGTTGTAGATTTACCGCCGCCCATAAGACAAAATCCTTTCTAACTTCTTAACAGTTAACGGAACTGGTTGCTCCTTTCTCCAAGTGTAAAGCTCTTTAACTGGATGCTTGGTTTGCAAAAATTGTTTTAACACGTCAGCGTGAGCTTTTACGTTGTCCGCCCATACTACATGAGCAGTCCATATTCCATCCTCATCTGACCAATTCCAATCAAAATCTCGCTTACCGGGATGTGCTGTTGAAACGCCACGAATCTCACCGTCCTGTTCGCTCCAATAAATGGAGTTGTGGACTCCGTAAAATGACAGGTAGTTTTCAACTTCACTTTTTGTTGAGTGCCCAACCATGTTTAGGTGGTTGAGTGATTTTTGGTAAAACGCCTCGACTATCTTATCCCACAACTCAGGCGTAAGTGTTTTCACGATTAAGCCGGTGGCAGTTGTGCTGTAATTAAGAAGGAAGCTGCCCAGAGGGGAAATGAGACACCATTGTCATTATTGTAAAAATACCCAATGTGACTACCCAGGGAATTAGATCCAAACCCTTCTGGAATATCTTCATTAAAAATGTAGTCAGTTCTGCCAATATCCCTCATCGGAACAGCAAAGCAGCCACTGTAAACATACACATTTCCGCTTCCAGAAACTTGATTACACTTAACAGGAGTATTTGAAGGAGTTGCTGGCGCGCTTTCTCCAGAAATAATGTCCCTAATGTAATTTGCGTAATACTTAGAACCTGTAGCTTTATCTAAGTAGATGCTCTTTACGTTAAAGCCATATTCGCCAGTCTTTAGGTTGGTGGAATCGTAAACCAACGAAAGCTGGATACCGCCACTAAATGCAGTGGTTTCAGGAGTCGTAATGGTGAACGTCCTAGCCGCAAGATTGGTGGACGTAATCTGGTAAAGCCTGCCAGTCACGCCAGCAGTGCCAGTGTTGATGCCAACGTACTGATACTGCAAAAAGAACGGAGCAGCAGGATCATAGTACCTAGCAGCAAGGCCACCGTAGTTGATCGTCATCGTGGACGAGCCGGCAGTCCTTGTGGCGGTAACCGCAAGGAACCTGCTGTTGTCAACCGTCGTTGATGGAACGACTGCCGTGTAAAAGTACGCAGAAGCTACAGGCTGAGTGATGGAGTCAAATACACTCTCAAGGTAACCTCTCGTAACGACATCGTTAGCAGCCGTTGGCGCAGACTCAGTTTGCAGCTTGCCTGAAAAGACGTATGTCCCCGCAACTGTAGCACCACCTCTGGAGATGGTAAATGTGTCTACATATGACTTATTAACAGCCTCCTGAAGCGCCGGATTAGGTTGTACAGGGCTCCACGGCAAAAACACAGAACCAGTAAACGTAGCCCCGGTTAGGCTAGCTTTTGTAGCAGCGGCAGCGTCAACGTACTGCTTGGTAGCAGCTTCGAGGGCCACAGAGGGATTAGCGTTCAACACTACTGGTCCCGTAAACGTGTCTCCTGCCTTGTTGGCCGGCGTGTAGCCAATCGTGTTCTGCTTGGTGGCTAGCCCAGTGTCAACGTATCCCTTAGAGGCAGCAGACAAGGTTGCTGCGGGAGTTGAGCTAGACAACGTCAACTCACCGGTCATAGCCACCGAACCGTTCTTGTTGACGTATGCGCTGAGATCAGGCGCAATCGAGGTCTGCACCTGTGCTAGTGTAGCCCTTTTGAGCGTGCCAGACTGAAGGACAAGCACACTATCAGAAGTCGTGCAGGAGTCTACCGCAGTTCGATCGCTAATTGCACCAGGCACGAGCACCGCATTGTTAACGTGCGCGTTTAGGTTGGCAGCGGTTACCTGCGCACCATCAACGTAAGTTGTTCCAGCTTGAATCTGAGCCATATTATTCTTCCGTGATCATTGCCCGGTTCGAGTTGATAGCATACATGCTAGTGCTCTTCAAGGCTGGTCTGCCTAGGTTAAAAACGACCTCAGTGTCGATAGCAACACCACGCATGGCTATCCGCGGCCTGAGTGTGCCGTCAATCTGAGCGGAGCCGGTAAAGACGTACCGCATGACCTCTTCCGTAACGTCAGGGTCGTGCACGGTCACCAAAATAGACACGTCATCACCAGCAGTGTTATTAAACTGAAACTCAGCCCGGCTAAACCGTTTTGTGAGCTGGCTATCAAACGTGTACTCTCGAGAGCGGATGCTTGCCGTTACAGGCACAACAACATAAGAGGCTGCACTAAGTGTGGCTGGTAACGAGAACGGAAGCAGTGGTGTGCCTGTGACTCCCAAAAACTCGTCACCGCCATCAAGTTGTTCGGCCAAGAAGATGCCACCGTACTTTCCGTAAAGCACATTTACCGGAGTTGTTGACCCAAGCGGTGTAACCGAAACCAAGAATGCATTCCCGATGTTTGAGACAATAAACAGCCTGCGCTTATTGTTGTACAGAGCAGGAACAAAGTTATCAATAGACATCCCAGACGGATAAGTGTCTATGGTCTCCCACGCTTGGTTTAGCGTGTTGTACACTAATATCGAGTTATTGTTGATCGAGGAGCCAACTGGAAAAGCAATAAAAAAGCGATTGTCAAAATAGCTAGCCGTAACGCTTTTCGCATAATCAAAGTTTACGTTATCAAAGTAGTCGTCGATTGGCTCACTGAGTGGCAGCGTGTTGCCTAGCAGCTTCAGATCAAGCTGGGGGGTAAGCATGTGCACGCCCTTACCGCTAAAAAAGAACACAAACTGACCAGCCGGCACGATACTGTGCCTGGCTAAGCAGCCTACTTCCGTGGTTATTACGGTTATTTGGCTTTGATCTGCCGCAAGAGGATCGTGCCTTGGATCAATGTAAGCCACATAAATGGACTTAGACATAAATACCAAGAACTGGTTTTCAATCCATGGCAAGAATCCAACAATCCTGTCATTGCCGCCTTGGTTGACATCAAAGGTATTTAGCAGCTTGTCGTACCTGTCATCGAGGATGTCAGTGGCAATAATTTCTGTGTTGCCAGTCTTAACTACTATCCTGTTCTGAAAATACAGGCCAAACTCACCAGGAGGAAGCGGGTACGTTCCTTGCGCGTTTACGCCAGTTTGGTTAATAAGCTGAAGTGAGTTAGACACTCCATCCCACACAAGCGGCGGATTGGCTTGCTGAATCTTAAAGCCGGCTAAATTTGTGTGGGCTCCAATTGTTGATCCAGTTGTGTTGGTAAATGACCAAGTAAACTGAGTTGTACTCAACACTGCTGTTACAATTACATTTTTGTACCAATATGCGTGTGCGTATGGATAGGTACTCGTATCAATAATGTTTACCTCTGACCCAACACGCAAGCCATGTAATGTTTCCGTGGTCATTGTCACAGTCACCGTGTTTCCGCTGTTTACGGATGGATTTGACAGTGTAGCAACAATCTCTGGCCCAGCTTGTCCCCTAAAAATGTACAGATTATTTAACGCCTGAACAAGTTCTGGCTCAAACGAGAACGAGTTAACTATTAACGATATGTTCGATGCCACGCCAAACGCAAATGGTCCGCTCGTGCTGTCATAAAATACAATATTGTTATTGGTTACATTTAAGACAGTATACTCTTGGTAAGATAACTCAGCGCCTGTAAACGTGAACCCTATGGTGATTTTATCACCGATGTTTATCCCTATTGTTGTCGGAACAATAACAAACGCCGTGTAGTGAGTTATTGGAGCAGATGGTGGTATCGTTACTGGATATTCAGTATACGTTCCAGTGCCATACGTCTGCTTAGTCGTTTGCCCAATCGGGCAGTACCTTCCAGTCGGGAACGTGTACTTCTGTGAGACCTGCTGTGTCTGCGTGTTGAACAGGATGATCCCATCGTGAAACACCATCAACACGTTATCCTCACCGGCAGCGTTCACATAGTACCCGGAACCAGACTGCATGTTCTCGTTGAGCGTATCGTCGGTCATCCGCTCGCAACCCTTCCGAGGCTGGGCGATACCACGTTGCAGCCTCATGTTCCTTGAGGACTGCGCGTATCCAGGCTTCAGATTGGAGGGATCAAGGCGCGATGCAAACCCGACAAAGTTGTTGTCGGTATCCACTGCAATCTGGCTGTCTTCAGGCATTAGTCTTGGGAAAAGAGCCTACCGAGTTTCTCAACAACACGCTGGAGGTCGTCCCGAATGTCCATGATGACCTGCGTGTCCATGCCCTCATCTTCACCCTCGTCTTCGTCCTCCGATTCGGCTTCATCTTCACCGTAGCCACACTCAGAACAGGTGCCGTTCGACCTCATGTCGCAGCCACAGTCCGGGCAATACTGCTTTCCAGTTCCTCCCATAAAGGAGCCAAGTGCGATGGTGAGCTTGCTCATGCTATGTATTCTTTAAGGTTTGTGAGGCGATTACTCCAGCCTTTACTGAACGATTTCTGCGTGTCATCCAACTTGACCAGTAGCTTATAGAAGTCCTGCCGCTGCTGCATGATCGAGTCACAGATGGGCTCAAGGCCAACGTCATCGACCTTCTTCTCGTATGCTATAATCGTCTTATTGCCAATGATCCCGTCATCCTGGGCCCCTACGGCACGCTGCAAGAACTTGCCGGCTTGACCCACACCAGTGTTGACGCAACCGTCAAAATGGATAAGACACAGCGGCCACGGAAACTTGTAGCACTTCCCGCGGACCCAGTAGTCGTTGTAGTAGATGTCCTCCAGCTCCTCTTGGGAGATCTCCTTCACGCAGCGACGATCTTCCTGCCGGTTGTCCCGGTAGACGTCGTACTCACGCTGGAGAATACCGCGGTTAGTCTTGCCACCACGATCGTGCGGGTGGTTTACAAATCCGCCCTCGGCATCGAGGACAAACTCTAGCGACCTTTCAAAGTTAGGATTGGCCGGAACCACGCTCATTGCGGACGACATCGACGAGCCCGAAGATTGCAATGACTGCGCTGCTAATCGCGCCAGCCGCGCCGCTTGAGTAGATGCCCAGCGCAGCACCGAGTTTAGCAAGGCCCAACCAAGTTGAAGGTTGCTTGACGTAGGTTTTAATGGTTTGTTTCATGGCTACTGCTGTGGTTAAGAAGACGCTCCCAAAGAGCTTTGCGATCCTTTTCGCACTCGACGATCTTGCCGTACAAATACCACACGGCAATGATGGTCAACGCCATTGACAAGCCTTGACCTGCCACCTGATCGAGAATGTGCGAGATGAACTTTTCCATAAATTAGCGACAGTTCCAGCGTTTCAAGCTGGCAGCTTTCCGAGTGGGATTACCGTTCTTGTCCTTCATAGGGCCAGGCATCCCGCTCATGCGGGCACAGAATGACTTCTTGCGGGCCGCATCAGCCTTGGTCTTGGGATTAGGCGCAGGAGCCTTGAGGTTGCTGCCAGTCTCACGGTTGTATTTGGCGCGTCCCTTAGCGGTAAGCCCTGCACCTTTGGACACAGGCAGTTTCTCGCCCTTTTTGACGGAGAGGTTAACTTGTTTCTTAGCCATTTGAAGCGGGTGGCACAAACTGACCGTTGATGTAACTCCAGCCAATTTGGGCACCAGAGTCGCCAGTGTCCTGAACGTAATAGGCCGGATCGATGTAGTACCCTTGAGGCGGATCCCATGGAAGGGGCGCGTCACACTCAATGCAGCCCTCAACAATGTTGGTGGCAGAGTTAATCATTGCGTAGTTCATGCTTAGAAAGTGTTAGGCTTCTGGAGCAGGAGCAAAAGTTCCGTCCGGTTGCTGAACCCAACCGATGTCACACGGGACATCAGTGACATTTACCAAGCTGGTTCCAGCGGGAGGTGTGTAAGGGGTAACGCCATCCCAGCGGATAAGATTCAACACAACTTTTGTGAGGTCATCTACAATAGCGTATCTCATAATTAGAAGTAAGTCGTGACCACAACAATTCCGTCTGCTCCGTTGCCACCTGCACCAGAGTTTCCGACGTTATCAAGACCAGCACCTCCACCTCCGCCCGCGCCACCGTAAGTTCCGCCGTTGCCTCCGGCTCCAGCGTTTCCAGTTACACTGGATCCACCACCTGCACCTGCACTGCCAGCAGCAGCAAAGTTTGCGGTAACATTTGGAGCAGTTCCTCCGTTGCCTCCTATAACTCCGCCTGTTGCAGTTCCGCCAGACAGCCAAGAGCCAAGAGCGGTTCCACCATTACCTCCAATAAATCCAACTGTTGCGGATATTGGAAGACCGCCTCCACTTCCTCCACCAGCTCCTGCCGGATTGCTGTTTGTGCCACCTACTCCAGCACCAGCTCCTCCAGCAGAACCATTTCCGCCCGCAAACATAGCGCGAGCACTTGCCGATGCGCCGGCTGGACCACTTGCGGTTGTAGCAGCTCCGGCTCCGCCTCCACCAGCCACTTGAACCCAAGCACCAAACGAAGAGTTTCCTCCAGTAGCGCCAATGTTTCCATTTGTGGCGTTGATAGACACAGAAGCGCCGCCAGTCCCTCCACTACCAACAGTAACAGTTTCAGTTGCACCAAGCAGTGTAGCAGAGATATTGCGGAAAGAATACGATCCACCGCCGCCACCACCTCCGCCAGAGGCTTGAGACCCAACTCCAGCCTTTCGACCAGATCCACCACCTCCGCCGGCAGAAATAACAACCACATCTACAGCAACAGCACCCGCAGGCTTTGTCCATGTCCCGCTGGAAACAAAAGTGTCTACTTGCGTTGCAGCACCTCCTCCACCAGTAGCAGCGATTGTGATTGTTCCGTTTCCGTTGCTGATGGTGACGTTACTGCCAGCCGTCAAGTTGGCCTTAGAAAGGCCACCAGTGGCAGTGTTGCCAATCAGAAGCTGACCGTCGGTGTACGAGATGTTGCTCGTGCCACCTTGGCTGAACGATAGCGGAGCAGATGTCGTTAACGCAGCCTGAGCACCAAGATCAGCCAAAGAGGGACGCAAATGCTGATGGTCAGCACGAGCCGCAAACGTGCTCAGTCCAACCACAGGGGCTGTTGCCAGTGCAGCAGGAGCAGTAGTCGCGAGCCCGGCAATCTGGCTGGTCGTGAGCACGCCGGCCAAAGCCTGAGAGACCGTCGCCTTCCGGGTATTAACGCCCTGGTTAACCACCAGCACGTCCGTTGTTGCTACGGAAGCCGCGGCTGGAAGTTCAGAGATTTTGATGTTGGCCATAGATTAAGAATTGGAGAACTCAGCAGTGGCGACGTTAAATGCCTGCGTGTACCTGGCAAACCCGTTGGTAATTCGGAACTCGTCAATCTTTCCTGAGAACCCCTGCAATCCAGTTATTGTTCCAGGCGCTCCTATCACAAATGTGCTTTGAGTAGAAAGATTTATTGATGTAGTAGTTGTAACATCAACAACACCATTAATAAATGTCCTAATTGTAGAACCAGACCGAGTCATTGCCACATGAGTCCATGTGTTAAGCGGAATTGCTGTTGTTCCAGAAAATGAAAATGAAGCAGTTCCAGTTTGAAATGCAAATGCTCCAGTTCCACTAATTGTGCCAGTGTAATTTGTTGCGGCTGATGTTGTTATATTTCCAAAAACATAACATGCAGCATTTGCTCTGTTTATCCAAAACTCAATGGTAAAATCAGACGTTCCAAAAGCAAACGGAGCACCATTTGTGCATGAAATATAACTTCCTGTTGTGCCCGGAGTAGATAGCGATGCTGTTCCAAACTTAAAGTCTGCCGTTGTAAGAACAGGATTTGCATTGTTTGCTGTAAACGTCAGCGTGCTTGGGCCATTGTCGGTAAATACCTGCGTTCCGTTTGTGCCGTTAAAATGCAACAGGGTGGACACCTGAGAGTAATTGGGATCGGTTCCAAGCAGGTTGCCATCAATGTGCCAAGTGTCTGTTGCAATTTTTGACAGTATGTTGTTGTAGTATTGACCAGCACTTGAAGTCTGAGACAACGGAGACAACACGGTAACACCATTCGCAGCTTGAAAGTTAATCCTTCCAGCACCCTTCTGAAGCACGTTAACAACTGAGCCAATCGGAAGCGCAACAGAAGCGTTTGTTGGAATGTTTAAGTTTACTCCAGTTGCAGAGTTGATCGGATAGATGGTTTGAGCATCCGAGAGTGCCAATGTGCTGGAAGCCGTTTTGTCAGCAGAAACCGAATATGGAGTCAACCCAGTTGGCAACAAATGCTGATGGTCTGCTCTGGCAGCAAAGTTGGATATACCAACAACAGCAGTGGTAGCAAGAACTGCGGGTGCCGTGGTGGCAAGCCCAGCTATCTGATTAGTCGTCAGTGCTGAGAACGCAACCGTTGAGAGGCTAGTAACACGCCCCTTGGCATCGATGCTCAACACCGGAATCGCGTTTGCAGATCCAGCGTTAGCTTGTGCGGTGGTGATTGCCGTCAAAGATGCACTGGCTGATCCGGGACCAGTTGCGGTTACATCTCCAGTTAACGCAGTGATCGCAGAAGTTGTTGCAGCGGCAATAGCAACAGTGGACAACGCGGTTACACGTCCCTTCGCATCAACGCTTAAAACCGGAACAATACTAGCAGATCCAACATTGCTTTGAGCTGTGGTGATTGCAGCCAAAGTTGGGATTGGGAACGATCCGGCCAAATCACCTCCAGCCGTTGCGGTAGCACCTAGTGCCCCAATTTCTGCCGCAGTCGGAAATATGTGCTGATGGTCAGCACGAGCAGCGTAGCCCGAAAGGCCAACCACTGGAGCAGTCGCAAGTGCAGCAGGCTCAGATGTGGTTAGGGTGGAAATTGCCACCGTTGTCAATTCAGTCACTTGGCCTTGAGCATTGATCGAAATGACCGGAATCTCAGTTGCACTACCCACGTTGCTCTGAGCGGTGGTAACCGAAGCAATGCTAATCGTGCCAGCAACCGTAATCGTGCCACCAGAAAGCCCTGTTCCAGCGGAAACGCTTTTTACCGTGCCACCTTCAAGACTGGAGATAGCAGCAGTTGAAATAGAGGTCACGCGCCCCTTGGCGTCGATGCTAAGTACAGGAATTGACGAACTGCTACCCACGTTAGACTGAGCCGTTGTGATAGCCGCCAAAGAAGCTGGCACAGATCCTGGCCCCGCGGCAATAACGTCACCAGTAAGCTCTGTGATTGCAAGAGTGGACGCAGCAACATTGACACCAGTCAAACTGGTGACGCGCCCTTTTCCATCAATCGTGACAACCGGTATCTGGGTTCCTGACCCAAAAGACTGAGGGGTCGTAATGGTTGCAAGAGACGGATTCGGATAGCTTCCAGACAGATCTCCGCTCGCAGCAGAACCAACTCCAACCGCACCAATTTGCACAGGAGTCGGAAGAATGTGCTGATGATCAGATCGAGATGCGCTTGTGGATACTCCGGCAAACGCGGTTACCGACAGTGGAGATGGAGCACTTGTGGATAGACCAGCAATCTGGTTCGTGGTCAGGGCTGGATTAGCCGTAGTGACAAGTGTGACAACACGACCCTTAGAGTCAACCGACAACACCGGAATAGCCGATCCAGATCCCACGTTCACCTGAGTCGTGGTGATCGAAGCTAAGGTTGGGTTTGGATAAGTCCCAGTCAGGTCTCCACCAGCAGCACCGGCAGGGTTGCGAAGGATAAGCCCGGTTACCTTTTTGGTAGCACCACCTTGAACGATGGGAACGATCTCCGTTCCGTCAACGGATGTTGCTGCTGGTAGTTGAGAGATTTTGTCGCCCATGATTAACCTGTTATTAAATTGTCGCCAGCTTCAGTGGTTAAAGAAAACCCAGCTTCAGTCGTTATAAAGTCAACCGCTCCACCTGTTGGAACTGTTTTCTTAAACCTGAAAGTCTGAGCATTACCAGAAACCTTAATCCGAGCAAAGTTTTTATTGTAAGCCTTTGTCGGATCCTGATTCCTTTGCCTGATAAACTTGGTAACCATGTTAATATGTATATACCATGTTCATTTTTCGCACTTGACCCTGCTGTCTGATCAGCACGTCAATCTGCTGCTGCACTGAGAACTCAGCCATTCCTTCGAGCGAATCAGCTTCAGTAGCACGACCTTCTGAGCGCAAGAAGTCAGCAGACACAGAATTGACCAAGTAACTCTTAAACCGAAACGGAATCTCCATCAGCCTCCAAGAGAAGCTGGGGTTAGCCGGCAGCACACCAATCGCAGCATCGTTGTAAGTGTTCCAGAAGTTGCCGGCTACAGGCAGGTTCTTGCTGGGCGGATTGTACGCTGAACTAGCCTGGCTGGGATCATAGTACACTTGAGAACCAGCAGTGTAAGCCAAGGTTGGGTCGTACCTCGTGCCAAACAGAAACGGAGCCACAGCACGCAACAGAACAAACTTGGAGTTAAAGTTCTCAAACCTCAACACAAACAAATCTTGGCTAAATACCTGTGTAGACACGGTTGTGTTCACATCAAGGTTTGGCATGTTCTCGACCACATACGACTCGTCCTTGACACGAGACGTTTTCCGCGGATCACCAGTCCAGCAACCGATAGCCTGCCCGGCAACCAGCGCAATGGGCTGCGGGTTGTTCACAAACTCAAGTGTCGATCCGCTGATGTTTGTCCACTGAGGAGTGCCCCACGGCATCTGAATGGTGATGCTTGTGATGTAGGGATCAGTGGTTGCGTCCCCAACCGTGTAGGTGAAATTGTACTGAGAAGCCGCAGCAGAAGCCAGCGTGCCGTCTTCCTTCAGAATCCAGAACGGATTAATGATGTTGACGTTTGACTCCCCGATCTTGTTCTGCTGCCACGCTTCATCAGAGAAGTCACGCAGGTAGATGCGCGGATAGTTCGGGTCAAGCGTGATGACTACAGGGATGGTATCCTCTTCGTTCTGGACGTACAGAGTGTCTCCGTCTTCTTGCAAAAGCTCGTTTCCAGCTTCCGTAAGAATGGGAATAGGGTCCGTGACTACATTGCTAATCAACGTGCCAGGCCAGAGCTGAACAACCTGTTGAATATCGGGCCAATCTTCCCGATCCCAGATCATGCTTAACCGACGATTTGTAAAATCGCGGATAGCAGCAAACGATTTGTCATTCAGCGTGTTTCGGTCAAGCCCGATAAGCTGGCAGGTCTCGGCCAAAAGCGCGCTAAATGGTACTGTCTTCATTTGCTAGGCGTCCATCCTACACTAATCTCTTTGACGCCGCCACTATTTACACGACACTCCGGGTTGTCACGCAAAAACTCATCCATGAATGCTTTACTATCCCAGCAACCATATCCGAGTTTTTGACCCCAAAAGTGATAAGCCGTCAGCGGAATGGTGGCTATCTTTTGCCCAAGCCCTTCAACGGACCTGTGGCGCATTTTGTTGAACTTGGCGTTCTGCTTTGCTTCGATTCTTGCCTGAGCCTTGTTTCGCTCCCAACCAAGGCGCAGTTCCTTTTCCAGTTCACCAACAAGATGTTCAGGTACGTTAATCATACTTTGAAAGGGGCCGGTACTCTCCCGGCTGTCACACCACTGCGGCGACCAAGCATCTCCGGTCCGTGCGCAGCGGCATGGAGCCACTGGCAGGTGTCGCACTGTGCCCAAGGCTCGCAGCTTATCCCCTCTTAGAACAAGGCTGCTACAAATCCTTCGCTTGCACAAAATTGTCCCCGTCTCTCCGAGGTGTCACACCACTTTTAGCCTAACAAGGTCAGACCACGCAGGTGTCGCGGAGGAAACTACTAAGCGGCGTTGTAGTCGAACTTGCCGAGGCCCAGCGGGTTCCCAACAACCAGACCAGCAACTGCTTCGACCAAACGGCCAGGTCCACCACCGTTGTCGGTGAGCGGAGTGACCTGCGCCACATTGCCGCCATAACGGACTTCAATGAGGTTCATGTCAAGGACAAGACCCTTGAAAGGCGTCGGGGTCCACGCGAGCGGAGAACCACCAACGGTGCCGATGAAGGTCGTTGGATGGAGGCGCACCGTGCCGAAGTCACCCTGGAACACGTCCAGAGACTGGATGTAGGTGTCAGCAGCAGCGTCACGCTGGAAGGTCTGCACCTTCGTAGCACCCGCGCCAGTGATACCTGCACCGGTCGTGGTGGTCAGGCTGGTCGTCCCAAGCAGGCTCGTAAAAGCGCGCTTCAGGTCGGTTCCAACGATGCAGTCGAACGAGGTGTAATGCCCGGTCTGATCGAAGATAGACTTAAGCAAGCCCTGTACCGCGGCGTCCGTCAAGGACGTTCCCAACGCAGTCCCGCTACCAACGATCGAGGTCGTGGGAGTGCGGAAAATGGAGGGAATGTCGCCGGGAGTCGGGGTGCCAGTACCAGCGTTGCTAATCCAGGTCTGAGCCCCAGCCGTGCGGTAGGGAGTCGTCTGGTTGCCAGTGTCAAGCTGAGACACTTGATTGGAGGTGAAGGTCACTTCCATGTCACGCTTGATGCCGGTGATAGCCTTGGCGACGTTGTCAGCCAGCTCGTCACGCACACCAGCTACGTCAGCGATGTCCTGCGTCAGCTTGGACACACGGACTGCGCGGCGGAAGATCTGCGCGTAGTTAGCCAACTCAGCACGGTAGCCGACAACATAGTTGTCAACGCCAGTGCTAAGGTTCACGTCAACGCCGTCCGGGGTGCCACCAACCACAGGGGTCGGGAGGCTATCGGACTGCCAACGAAAGAACATGTTGCCGGGCTTGGAGCCCTTCTTGGCCATAGACGTGAACGGCGTGTCCTTGGCGTCAACCAAGGCGATCATGTCCATGAGGTCTTCGCGCTTACCGCGTCCAGAGAGATTGGGTTCGAGTAGAGTTGCCATATAAGTGAATGAGTTTCTGCGATTTACTGCGTGAACTAAACGAAGTTCATTGCTTTGACTAGGTCAGTTAACCCATCACGACTGCCACCAGTCTTTGCAAACTGGGTTTTAGCTTTTGACGTGTCAGCGTTAGAAGCCTGCATAGGCGGAGCTTTTGTCACCCCTGGCTGTGCTGGAGCCCGCTTGATTGGCTGTTGCGGTGCTTTTGACTTAGCCTTCATATCGGCGTAAGTCTTGGCTCCGAGAACCACCAACCCAGTGAGATGCTTCCAGTCTGGCCGGCGACGCACCTCAGGGAAGTCCTTGAGGATCTGTTGAGCAACTTGGTACTCTTCAGACTCTCGTTTATTCCACCAAGGAAAGTCGGTCACTGCCTGTGCGTCTGCCTGTGCCTGCTGTTGCAGGTAGTTCAGCCGTGCAGGAAGCTCGACTTCTTTGCGCTTGAGTGCAGTGCGCTTCATGGCGCGGACTTCCTTGTCTGAAAGCTCGTGTTCCGTGCCATCAGGCAACGTAATTACGCCTCCATCCAGGTTATCCTCGCACCACAACAACACCTCAATGGCTTTATCGTATTCACCTTTTACCTGATCAACGGTATCAAGTTTTTGGATAAACTCACTTGGGTCTTGTTGTTTAACAGGTGCTGAAGTCTTTGCGGACTCCAATTCCTGTTGAAGCTGCGCCAACTGCGCTTTCTGTGCTTCTAATTCTGATTGGGCAGCCTTTTTCGCAGCAATCAACTTGTTGATGCGCTTCTGGACGCCCTTTGTCAAAGAACTGCTGTCGTGCTGGTCGGAATCTTCTTCAGTAGGTTGATCGTCCTCGCCAGAGGAATCCACCACTTCTTCAGGTTCCTGCTCCTGTGTGGCCGGAGCGGCCTCCTCCTCGTTAAGGAAGCTGGATTTAAGTAGATCGCTAAGACCTCTTTCATCCATTAAACCGAGTTTTTCAGCAACGGGATTTACTACTGCCTCCTGACTCCCGGAGTCAGGCTGTGATCCAATTTCTTGTTCGTTCATGCGGTTAAGGTCGCAAGTGCCTTTAATTACAAACCAGTAACGCTGGTAGGCCCGTTATTAGCGTTATGCCAAATCTTTTTCTTCAGTCAAGCCGTTTAATTTTAATGCTTCTGATCTTAATGTTAAAAGTGTGGAGTAAACCAAGTTTACACCATCAGCTTGTCCACAAGCGTGCACACGATCCTCGCCTTTGACGTTATTGCTAATGGCGTGCATCCACATAGTTTCCTGCATCTGTTGGATCGTCTCGATAATCTGATCCCACATGTGGTTCTTCCCCGAGAACCCGTAAGCTGCGCGTTCGCTTTGTGTCATTGTCCAGGTTGCTGCTGCACCGGCGTTACTCCAAGTCTGCCAATCTGAGCGTTCTGCTGTTGCATGACACTCATCTGAAGATTCTTGATGTAGTTCTGGAAGAGTTGTTGGAAGTTTTCGTCCTGCTGGAGAGCCGCCTGCGCCTTGGGATTGTTCTGCATCACCTGCTGGGTAAACTGCATCTTGGTCTGCGCCGCAGGATCGTTCTCTTGATACAGCACCTCGTTACCCAACAGCATCATTCCGATGTCACTCTGGACGTCCTTAAACATCTTCTGGGACGCCTGTTCCTGATTCATGATCAGTTCAGTCGCCATCTCCGGGGCGATCGCCTGAATCAGCATCTCAGTAATCCGGTTAGCGTTTAGTACACCACCCGTGTCCATCTGCTTGATCTTGGTCAGGAAGTCCACCTTTTGAGCGATGTACTCCTTATCAAGGTTCATCACGTCAAAGCGTACGTTGATATCA